GATGGCATTAGGAATTTATGCCGATAAAGATGTATAGCATGAGAGAAAAATTTTTCATGGGGGCGATTAAGCCCCTTTTTTTTGCTCAAAATTTGGATTTACAATTAAATTAGCTATCTTTACGGAGTAAAAATGAAATTTATGGTCTGGGGTTTGGTTGGTTTTATATCGGTACTCGGCTAAACTGCGTTGCCGTATAAAATGCAGTAAACTATCAAAAATACAAAGAACATGGAAAATAGCAATGACGTTCAAAATACCACTAATGCAGGCAATGAAGTTTTAGCCGATGTTATACGCTGCCCGAAGTGTGGTGGCGAAAATGAATATTCGCAAGGGTTTAAACAAAACATACAGCCTGTTGATGGTGGCGACTGGAGACAAGTTTGCTTTAATATATGCGACAGATGTGGTTATGCAATTGATGTTTGGTTCTGGGATTAGGGTTGCGTATAACGGACGAGTGTATGGTGCGTTGCTTGCACCAAAATTGAATTGAAAAACGAAAGATAAATATTATGACAAAAGTTGATAAAAGTACGGACAGCAATGCACTATATACTGTGTTACCTGCTGTGCCGTTGTTCGATTACATTAAATGCCCTTTAAGTAGGTGGACGTTTAGTATCAAACCTATCAGAGAATGGACTGAAAAGACGTGTGAGGGCAAAACATTGAACCTATTTGCAGGTAGGACAAAGCTAAACATTGACGAAATACGCAATGATTTGGATGATGAAGCGTTGGCAGACTACCAAAAAGATGCGCTACAATTTGTAAAAGAATGGGATGGTGAAAGGTTTGATACAGTGTTATTAGACCCGCCTTACGCCTATCGAAAAAGTATGGAAATGTATAAAGGGATTAAGGCTTCTCCGTTTCGCCAACTCAAAGACGAACTACCAAGAATACTAAAACCAAATGGAATAGTAATAACCTTTGGCTACCATAGCAATACAATGGGAAAGAACAGAGGCTTTGAAGTTGAGCGAATAGCACTATTTTCTCATGGCGGGGCTATACACGATACTATCGCAAGTGTGGAGAGGTATTGCAGGTAACGATGGTGGTATGGTTAGTTGCCGATTGCGGGCTAATTTCATATCAAATTACACAGAATTACAAGCGGGTGGTAACGCTTAAATTTAGTAATAATACGGCAATTAACTATACCACGGGTTATGCGTTGTTATTTATTTTTTATGGAACGAAATTTATTTACTCCAGCTATATCAAAAAAAACCAAAATTGCTTTTTTATGGTTTCCGCCAATAAAAGGCGATAGACATGATTTAAATTTTAAAAGCCTTAAGAATTTTGGAGCTTCAATGATTATAGATGTTTTATTTAATGCTGGATATGATGTTAGAATAACTGACAAAGAAAATGCAAGTAAATATGATATTATATTGATTAGCTTAACTTCTAATTTAGATATGATTGCATTATCAAGATATTTGCATAATTCAAATGAATGGAAAAATAGAAAATTCAAAGTGTTGGCCGGAGGTTTTGGCATGCAAAACTATATTCCTATTTGTGAATATATAGATTATGCTTGGTTTGGAAGAGTTGAAAACGAGATCGTTTGGTTAATAGATAATAATTTAGATGTTGAGCATGGAAGTTTAATTAAAATAGGGAAACATAAAAATGTAAAAATTAACCAAAGTATTGAATTATATCCAAATATTTACACGTTTGGAGGAGGTACAACAAAAGAACAAATATATGGATGCCCAAATAAATGTTATTTTTGCCATTATTCATTTTCACGAAAATATATTAAAACAAATGAAAACTTATACTCTTTTAATCAGGGATACACTTCGAGTATAGAAATAGAACAGTGTAAAAAAGAGTTATATAAAAATTTTTCAATTCCTGAGATCACAAGCTCTATAGATGGTTTTTCTGAAAGATTAAGATTTGCAATGAATAAGAGAATTCCAAACGAACAAATCATAGAATTTGTTAGATATATTACAAGTAATACAACTTGCAAAGCGTTAAGGCTTAAATTATACAATATAACTGGAATTGAAACGGAAACAGATGCAGATTTTGAGCAATTCAAAGAAGTAATTTCAAAAATAGGAGAATTAAAGAAAAATATATCAATAATAATACACAGTACTCCTTTAAACCCAAGCATTTGCACGCCAGCAGCATACGCTCCTATTAATACAACTAAAGATTACAATAAAAATAAAGCGTGTTTAGGCAAAAAAGGTGTTCAGAGGTTATACGAGACACCTTATTTAAAACTTTTAAATGATTTTTTTAGCGAAGATGCAAGCTCACTTTTAGAACATACAATACCAATGCGCACAACATTTAATAATATAGAAATATTTAATATTTTAGCCTATGATAAAAAATACAGGAACTTAAGAACATCTGATAAAATTGAGTATTTAAGCAAAATAAATGGATTTAATGATATTATTAGAGAATACTCAATAAATGAAGAATTACCAACTCAATATGTTAATTCATTCATCGAATATGATAAATTAAAAACAATGCGTACAAAGATGCGAAACGCTCTTTATAATAACGCATAACGGCAAAGCATTGGCGAAGTAGCCGAAATAGAATTACAAATGTTTAATATAGCACAAATGATGATAGAAGAACAAAAGCCCAATAACAGCACTGAAACGGCTATTTTGCCAATGCAGTGTTATATGCCGTTGATTTTAGACCCTTGCTGCGGTGGTCGTCAATTTTGGTTTGATAAAAGTAATCCCGATGTACTTTTTTGTGATGTCAGGGTTATGGAACCAAAAGTGGTTGGTAGTGGAAAAGATGCAAGGGTAAGAAAATGTTTGCCCGATAGAGTAATGGACTTTAGAAATATGGATTTGCCTGATGAAACATTTAGGCTGGTGGTATTTGACCCGCCACATCTTTTCTTAGGTGAAAACTCTTTTATGGCACAATCATACGGCAGATTAGACAAGCAAACTTGGAAGGATGATTTAAGACGTGGGTTTGCTGAATGCTTTAGAGTATTGAAAGATGAAGGCATACTGATATTCAAATGGAATGAATGCGATGTGCCATTAAAAGATGTTTTGGCGTTGACTGAACATAAGCCACTTTTCGGGCATCCGTCTGGTAAGGCTCAAAAAACACATTGGGTTACTTTTATGAAGCGGTCCGCCAATGGCATATAACGCCCAAGCGGCTTGCCGTTCGGTGGCGATAAATAGCACAAATGTTTCACTTTAATACAAATATTTATGAATAGCACAAATGACCAAATTAAGCACTTAACCGCCACTGACGGCAAACCGCCTGTTAGTAGCAGTGCATTAAAACTGAATGTAGCAAATTGGGGATGGAAAGTATTATCACCTGAGAATAAAGATAAAGCTGTTGCTTTGTTTCATAGGCACGATGACGCTGTACAATTTGCGGTTAATAAATGGGGCAAGTATGCTGAATGGGAAGTAAAAAGCTGTGATAAACGGATTCCTTTGCATTGCTACTAACGTTTCCGCTATGTGCAGTTTGGGAATTAAAAGCACTGCACTATCAAACTATAAAAAAGTAAATTAAATGAACGAAATTACGAATACCACTGAACCCCAAATTGCATATAGCGAGTGTTATGCACAGCCTTTTTTACTTTTCAATGAGAGTAATTTAGACACAATGAAACGAATGCCTGATAACTTTATTGATTTAACAGTTACAAGCCCTCCCTATGACAATCTTAGAACATATAATGGTTATAGCTTTGATTTTGAATCCGTGGCGAAAGAATTGTACAGAGTCACAAAACAAGGCGGTGTAGTTGTTTGGGTTGTAGGTGATGCTACTATTAAAGGAAGTGAAACAGGGACATCGTTTCGCCAAGCGTTGTTTTTTAAGGAAATAGGATTTAATTTACACGATACAATGATATACGAAAAGAATGGTTTTAGATTTCCATCTCCTAATCGCTATCATCAAACTTTTGAGTATATGTTTATTTTTAGTAAAGGTTCTCCAAAAACATTTAATGGTATAAAGGACAGAAAAAATATACATACAAATCGTACTGGCAAAAAAATGAAAAGAGAACGAGACGGGACAAAGACATACAGAGAAAGTTTCACTCCAGAAGAATATGGAAAAAGGTACAATGTATGGAGATATAATATAGGAGGAAAAAAAGAGCATAATCACCCTGCAATTTTCCCAGATAAACTATCAGAAGACCACATCTTATCTTGGAGTAACGAAGGAGATATTGTTTACGACCCATTTGCGGGAAGTGGAACAACAGGTAAGATGGCAATATTAAACAAACGCAAATGTATTATGTCAGAAATTTCTGCCGAATATTGCGATATAATCAAAAAGCGATTAGAACCGATAATAAATGAACGCACGCTCTTTTAAGGTTGGTTATAACGTGATGCAGCTAAAAAATCGGGCGGGAAACTACCCACAAAATTTAATGAAATGAATGAACAATTGAATTTATTT